TATAATGTATTCAGTTAAATTATATTCATTCACTATATAACTAAAAGCTATTATAATTAATATTACTATACTATGTTTAATTAAACCTATCAACCCTATTGCACTTGATAAATTTTTATGAACTAAACCGCATGCAATCCCTATAATTACATCAACCGCTATCAATATTAATAAAACCTTCATATAACCCGCCCCCTATTCATCCTTTTTTTCTAGGATGTGAATGATATAACCAATTAAAATTAATAAGCCAAACCCAACCCCTACAACTAACCCAACCTTCACAAAATATTTTAACGTTCTATCCATTAATGTTAGCACGGCTTCTTCTTTACTCATAATACTCACCGTCCGTGTCGTCGTCTGTGTCGTCGTCCGTGTCGGTTGGTGTATCTATTACCCTATCGTCCGTCGTGTCGTCGTCTGTGTCGTCTGTTGTGTCGTCTGTCGTGTCTTGTAATTTCGCTCTATATTCCCAACTACTATTAAAATCAACTGTTATATCAACATTGAATTTTTCTTTTATATCTTGTACCCCTTGTTTTCTTTGTTCTAACATATTATCTATTAAAGGGTATAAACTATCTAAATTTAATTCTACTTCATCAGAAACAAGGCGAGAACGTTTCATATTAAAGTTAGCATTTAAACCTATTTCGTTATACATAGTCGCTTTAATGTATTGGTGAAATTCAAATAGATCTTGTAAACTTCTTGTTCCTTGTGTAGCGTTTGTGTTAGTTTTTAAACTGTCATATAATTTATTTTCAAATATATAACCTATTTCACCCTCAAACAATTTCTTTAAATAAAGTCTTGCACTTTCCGCAGTGTTATCATCTGAAACACTTATCAGGTTATTAACCCTTTTATTAACATTAGCTAAAATCATAGTTATCTCATTTTCTGTTAGTATTGAACTATATTTTGCGTAAATAGGTATTAACCCGTGCATCATATCATCATTTTTAATCAATACCCCCTCGGATAATTTAACCGTTTTATTCAATTTTAAAGCGGGATTGGAAATAACTATTTCCGTTGGTCTATTATAAACATCTCGTTCACCCCCTAAACCACCATTAAACCCGTATAATTCACCATCAACGTCCATAATGAAACAATACCCGTTAACTTGTAACATTCTTTCTAATTCTTTTTTAGGTAATGTGTCAGGTAACCCGTCATATTTAAAAATCATCATAGAACGGTTTAACATATAGATAATAGAATTATTGATATTTGTTTCTTTGTCTTTAAAATCATAATTATTTGATATACCTGTATAAATACCCCAGTCGTATTTGTTCATTTTATAACCCCCTAGCTATTTTTAAATAATTATTCACCGTATCGCCTACCTGATTATCTTGATAATAAATTAAGTCGTGTTCAAAAAAATATAGTATTCGTCTTTGTATTTGATTTTTAGGTCTATATATACTTCTATTATAATTCATTTTGTGTGAATATTCAAGACTATATATAATATCGTTATCATCATCTTTAATAGGTGTTGTTTTATCATGGATATAGGTAAACATTTCCCCCTCAACGTCAATTATATTACATTGGAAGATCTGCTCATCAAATTTTATAAAGTATTCTAGTACAACGTCTTTAGGTTTATATTTAACTGGTAAATGAGGGTAAATATCTAATTCCCATGCCCCCGTTGTAATCATCTTTAGTTTAGGATTATCAAAAGCAAAATAGAAATCATTTTCTTTAGTTACCCCACTATGTGAACAATATTCCACGGCTACCCGTAATTTACTATTTTCCCCATAGGTGTAAATATCTATTGTTCCTTGTTCCATTTTAGTAATATGGTTTAATCCCATTTCCTTAAAATATGGACTAAATTTATTTACAGTATTACCCAACATAAATATTTTAACGTTTGTTCTGTTCCTTACTATTGTAGAAATAGTATTCATAAATGTTACAAACTCATCATTTAAATATAAACCCCGAGTTAGAAATTCATCAAATAATATATTTGTTATATATGGATATGATATTGACTTATTATGTTCCATATCTGTTAAAGCAAACGTATATCCTATAACATCATTATCGTTATATATTGCCTTTCCTGTTTCATCATCATAATTACATAGATAAAACCTACCACTAAAATAGTGGACACCCGTATATTCGCCCTCGCTTATTTTTTCTATTTCGTTATTAGCGTGTAATCCCTCCCAAATAGACGAAGCCCTTTTGCCCCTTATATCTTCTTGCCAACGTCGTATAATTCCAAATTGTCCGCCGTTGTTGAAATATTGTTCTACCATATACTTTAAAACCGCATATGTTTTACCGTTGGAACGTTCCCCAATTATCATATTATAGGTGCTATCTGTTTTTAAGATGTTGTATAAACTATAAAATTGATTATCCTTTTTCTTTTTTCCTAGCATTCTTTCTATCATTTTAAAACCCCCCATATGTTCCACGTGGAACATTAATTAAATTCTAAACCTTTATAAATATATCCTTGTTTCGCCATTTCTATAAATTCTTGATATTGTCTTGCAAGTGATAAAGTAAAATCGGTTTTTTCTAAATGAACACTTGATAAAGCTCTACCCGTTCCCTCCTTACCTTGATAGTCTTGTAATTTAAATGTCATTGGTTCATCTATATAGGTGTGTGTCATTTTTCCAGTATGTTCCGCAGGGATATACATTTCATCATTAAAGGCGTTAAAGACTTCTGTATTATCTTTATAAATTGTTTTTAGATAGTTTAACCCGTTACGTTTACTTAATCCCGCTACAGTCATTTCCATTTCTTTAGTGTCTTTATATTCTACTAAATAACGTTTAGCCCCTAATGTTTTAAACCTTGAATATTCCCCGTCTAAATCCCATACGCCAATAGGTGAAATTACCCCGTCTTTCGTTTTAGGTTCTAGCCTGTTATAATCTAATCTATAATGGTTACACATCATTGTTATTTTACTGGTTATATGTTTGTTATAATCTTCTATAAATGGTTTATGTTTATCATAATTTTTAAACTTTATAGCGTCCGTATCTGAATAAATATAATCGTCACCCATACTTATTATACCATACCATAGGTTACGCCTTGCGTATGCTGTAACCCAAACCCCCCATGCGTAATAAAGAAATCTATTTCTACTTTTATTATATTTCGCTATCTGCTCATCTATATTAGCTGGTTCAATATCCCAATCATCAGTATATATTATATCATCCCTAACTACCCTCGTTACAGTCATACCGTAAATACTGTTTAACATTCCTTTAGACAATACATATTCCACTTCCATACCCTTTACACCTTTTAAAACTGTTTTATCCTTATATAGATCTATAATACTTTCAATAATCGACTTAGGTAAATATCCCCTATAAAACCTATAAACGTTATTTACTTCCGCTTTATCCCACGTGTACGCCTGTTTTATTATTTCATAATCTACATCTGTTATTGTAGTTATAAGACTTTCCGCCCTGTAAACTCTTCCGTTATTTTCCTGAATCTTCACTTTCTCATAACATTTACTTTCACTTAAATAGTTTTCTTGCGGTATTTTAGATACTAAATTAGTAAATTTAATATTAAATATTAAAGCATATCTTTTTCTATAATAATCAAAATTTTTATCTTTCGTAAATTCTGTTTTTATAGGTTTACTCATTGGAAATTTTTCTGACAACATAACAGCAGGATAACTACTTGTAAAATCTATACTTGTTACGTCGTTTATAATCTGTCCTGTATAATTAGCGTTAGCGTGAGTGAATCCACCCATAAACCCACGGTTTAACATCTTATAAACTTTACTATCTAACGTTAAATCATTCATTATAGTTCTATAACGTTGGTATTTACCCGCAGAACTTTTAGCATGGTTTGTATTAGTAAAATAACATCTATCTTTTACATATTTTCTAACCCGCCCCGTATTGGTTAAAGGTATTTTAGTAATATCCCCATATATTTCTATCTGTTCATTTATATAATACAGGATAATTATAACGTCATTTCTTATATACCCTATTTCCTCATCTGTTAAAGGTGTTTTATCGTGTCTTATTAGGTCGTAATCTAAATCACCTATTAATTTATCTACTTTATGTTTAGTTAGATTTTTAGCGGTCAATTCTAAATTAAACCCACTTAATAAATAACTATCCCTGAATTCTATACCATAGGAACATAATGCTTTTAATGGTTTACGTTCGTCTATGCTGAACACGTCAACCCATTCGAAATATTTTCTCATAAATTGAAATTCAAACCCTAAATTATGAACGTAACATATTAAACGTCTATTTTCTGATAGGTTAAAATGTTCTTGTAAATCTTCACATAGTGAAATGAACTCTTCCCACGTTCGCCCGTGTATGATATAGTTTTCATCTTTTAACCCAAACGTCCAAACATACATAAAAGCAAACTTTTTACCCTCACTTGTATAAGTGGACGTCGTTTCTATATCAAACCCGCATTCTAGGTTTATATATTCTATTTTCTTATTGTTTCTTATCACTTCATATTCTATATCATACAATGAAATCGCCGCCCACTTATGTTATACTATCCCAATAATCTTGTATTTCCTCATATAAAGAACCGTAACCGATATCCATTATCATATCTTCCGCCATTTTATCAACGTTTTTTAAATCAATACCCTGTTCATCTACATAGTTATTAATTTCATCCCAAATTTTTTGATAACCTATTGCACTGGCTGAACCCTCAACCGTTCGTAAATATTGTTCTATCTTACTTGATAACTGAAAAAAATTATTTAAAACTTTAGGTAAATCACTAACTTTATCATATTTCGCATTTGTTATTCTTGCAATTTTTTTCATATGTTTATTAGCTTCCCTTACTAGGGATGTTTTAGCGTTTAAGAAGCTATCTACCCTTGCTAATTCTGCTTGTAATTGGTTATAATCTTTACCCGCGGAACTAAATTTAATCCCGCCCCCATAATCCCGCCATTGTCTATATGCGGGTAATTCTGTTAGATTATTTCGTTCTAACCTTTCAAGTCGCTTATTCGCCATACTTGCTTTACGACGTAATTTTGCTTTAATTTTTTTTACTTCCTCTTGATACCTTTGTGATTGATGTAATTGTAATTTTGCTTTATCTGATTGGTTTGCATATTCCGTCATTATTAAAACCCCCTTTAATTGTTCCACGTGGAACATTATAATATTTTAAATAACCCTTTAGAAAACTTATTCTTTAAACTATCGTTACATAATCTATAATAGTGAAATAGATAACGAATGTTATTCGCTCTACCATATTCAAAAGCATTGACGTTTTTATTATTTAATCCTGTTATTTCTGAAAAATCTTTTAATGATAATTTCAAATCATTTATTCTAAATTCCCTACAATATTTACCAACCCTTGTTATTAAATCAGAATCCACATTTTCACCCCCATAATTAGTTAATAAAAGCGGGTATTTAACCCGCCTTTATCTAAACTGGTATATCTTCATCAGTTGGTGTAAACCCATCTATAGGTTCTATATCTACCCACCTAATGGAATA